ATGGTCCGAGGCAAGGGTGAGGGCGCGATCTACTTCAAGCCCTCTCGGGGATTGTGGATCGGGAGGTTCGAACTTCCGACACATGGCGGCGAGCGGAGACGCAAGGAGTTCTCCGCGAAGACGAAGGCTGGCGTGCTCGAGAAGCGTCGGCAGTACATGGCGCAGTTCGAAGCCGCCGGTGACCTGCCTACTGGTTCGATGCTCACCGAGAAGTGGCTGGACTACTGGCTGAACAACGTGGCGGTGAAGAAGCTGCGTCCGAAGACGCTCGCGTCGTACCGGTCTCTCGCGAAGAATCACATCGCGCCGGCGATCGGGAAGACTCGCATCGACAAGATCACGCCGGCTCACGTACGTCGAGTGCTGACAACGATGGAGAAGTCCGGGGCGGCACCGACGTCGTGCCGGAACGCGTTCTCCACGATGTCGGCCGCGTTCCGGTCGGCCGAACGCGAGGGCCACATCCACCGCAACCCGTGCGATCTCATGGATGCGCCGCTCAAGGGGATACCTGACCTCGAAGTTCTCACGACAGATGAGGCGCGGCGACTCGTCGACGCCTTCAAGAACACGCCCGACGCGTTTCTCTGGGCTACGTTCTTGCTCACCGGCGCGCGTCGCGGGGAGATCCTGGGCCTCGAGTGGGATCGGATGACGTCGCACTATGTGCACGACCCTGTCAGCGACGAGTTCGTCGAGACGTGGGAGCTCGACCTGTCCTGGCAACTCCAACGACTCACCTGGGATCACGGGTGCGTCTCCGGGTCCAGCGCGCCTACCTGCGGCTACAAGTACGGGGCGTACTGCCCGAAGCGCGTCCTGGAAGTGCCCAACGACTACGAGTACCGCCACCTCGAAGGTGGCCTGTACCTCACGCGTCCGAAGTCCCGGGCCGGGTGGCGAATCATCCCGCTCGTCGATCCGCTCGCGTCCATCCTGATCCGGTGGCGGGACATGGCCCCACCGAACCTGCACGGCCTGATGTTCACTGAGGACGGGCGACCGATCGACCCGGACCGTGCGACTTCGGCATGGCCGAAGGTGCTCGCGGATACGGGGATCGACAAGCGAGTGCGGATCCATGACCTGCGGCATACTGCAGTCGACCTTCTCTATGCGGCTGGCGTTCCTGAGCACATCATCATCCTCATCGTCGGGCACAGCAACCGGCTCACATCCCGCTCGTACCGCTCTCGCGGTGATCGGACGATGCTGCGGCAGGGCATGGTCGACTTCTCAAGCCTTCTCGCGATCGAACCGACCCGGTGATGTATCAGACTGGCACGCGGTATGCTCTCCACCACATCGGCATCTGGGGGTACCGTGAACGAGACATCCGTGCGTCCTGGCTGGTATCCGGCCGCTCACGCGAACGGTGAGCTTCGATGGTGGGACGGCCTGCGGTGGGTTGAACCGCCGCGCAAGAAGAAGTCTCTCTGGTGGGTGTGGGTCATCGTCGGTGTTCTCGTGGTGACCTCAGCCGGTGGAGTGGGTACGGTTGCGGCAGTGAGCGGCGCGCTCTCGAGCGACTACTCAGCCAAGACAGTCGCGGAGATTCCTGCCGGATACGAGGACGCTGGCGATGGTGTCGCCGTCAGATGGGCAGAGCCCGCGGAAGAGTCTGCGTGCGTCGCCGGATGGGCTCTGTGCGCGACGCTTATGGTGTACGCCTACGAACCCTGCAACCTCTACGTGAAGGCAAACATAGTCGACGCCGGCCGAGTCGTTATCGGCTACGACAACGAACTCACCGGCAACCTCAGCGCGGGACAGTACGCTAAGGCCCAATTCACCACCCTCGACGATGCGGCCGAAGGGTTCCAGTTCGTGGAGGCTAGCTGCTACTGACACGACAAAGAACGCCCCTCCCCCGTGCCGAAGCAACGGGAGAGGGGCGTTCTGAGTATCTGGCTCTTAGATGTAGGTGGCGTTGATCTGGATGCCGGCGACAGTCGCGGTCGTGTCTGTGGATGCGGCCGCTCCGGTCGCGGCGAGCGCGATTCCTGTCGCGAACCGCTTGCCTTGCGCACCGAATTGGATGGGGACGCAAGCGCCCGCAGCGACGGGGATGGTGAGGACCGGAGTGTCCGTTCCTACCGTGGGTGCGGACGCCTTGTTGTAGAGCTTGACGTACGTGGCGGTCGCGGTCGGGTTTGACACGGTGATCTCGAACAGGTTTCCCGCCGACGTCTTCCACGACGTGGCGTTGGTCGTCGCGGCGGTGACCAGGTTTCCGGTGGTGCCGGCGGTGGGTGTGGTGTTGGCTGTGACCGTGCCCGAGACGGGCTGGGTTCCCGAGACCTGGGATCCGGGGATGGGTTCCGTCGCGTACGAGCCGCGCTGGATCGTCCATGTCGCGATCGACGACGCTGTGGGGGTGGTGGTGCAACGCACGCGGAACCACTGGATAGCGTTCACCGACGCTTCCCATGCGTAGGCGAGCCCTGCCCCCGCGGTCATCGAGAGCGTTCCGGTGGCGGTCTCGATGGTGTTCGCGTTCGTCCTGATGCCCTGGACAGCGAACCAAGTCCCGTCGGTGCCGTTGGTTGAGTCGAGAGATCCCTCGAACGCGTACTGTCCGGCGGCGTGGGTGACGCTTCCCGTGTTCTTGACGTGGAGCATCACGTTCGACGAGCGTCTGACGTCTACGATGACCGTCTGTGCGGAGGCAGTGAGGTTGCCCGACGTCACTGGGAAGCTGGCTGTCTTGGAAGCGACCTTGACGCGACCCTCTTCGTCGACTCGGATCATGGACAGGTCACCGTCGGCGGTACCGATGCTATCCGCGTCGCCGCGGAGGACCAGGGCAGGAATGCCCTTCTGGTCGCCTACCGCCGCGACGTCTCGAGTTCCTGTGAGCGCGAGGATTGCCGCGGCGACTTCTTCGACGGTGGTGTCGAGTGCGAGGTCTCCGAACAGATTGACGGTTGGCATATCAGTCTCCGGTCACGAGGTTCATGGTGATGTTGCCGCCTGTGGTGTCGACCCATAGGACGCTGACTCCGGTGGCTGGGGTTGGAGCGATAGTGCCGATCGTGATGCCTTCCCCCTGTTCGCCCTGTGGTCCCTGTGAGCCGGTAGCGCCCGTGGCACCTTGCGGCCCCTGTGCGCCGAGAGCGCCCTGTGCGCCCGTCAAACCTTGAGGCCCGGTTGGCCCCTGGGGTCCGTCATTGCCTGTGTCGCCCTGCGGCCCGGTCGGCCCGGTGGCACCCTGTAGCCCCTGCGGGCCAACGGTTCCGGCCGACCCTTGAGCGCCGAGGTTGCCCTGCGGCCCAGCAGCACCGGTGGCACCTTGAGCACCAACTGTGCCCGGTGTGCCTTGCGGACCCTGCAGGCCGGTCGTTCCCTGCGGACCGACGCCGCCGGGGACACCTTGCGGGCCGGCGGCACCTGTCTGGCCCTGAGGTCCGGTGGCACCCTGTACACCCTGGGGTCCGGTCGATCCGACACCACCCTGCGGCCCAGTCGCTCCCTGTAGTCCCTGTGGTCCGGGAGGCCCGTCCGGCCCCTGCGGGCCGGGGAGACCGTGAGGGTGGATCCTGACCGTGGGTGCGGCCTCCACCTGAACGCGGACCGCAGCGGCGGGCTCGAGGTTGACGTGAACGTTAGGCACGCGACACGTCCTTGTCGATCCGGAACTCCCCCCGGACCCACGTGCGCGTTTTCCCCGCGGTGGTCTGCTGCAGATCCCAGACGCCCTTGGGTGTGATGCTGGTCGTCTGCGTGCCTGTGAGTGACAGGGTGAGCACGCCTTCGGCAACCCGTGACGTGTCGATCGTGAACGCCTCGAAGGTCGTCGCGTCGTGCGATGCCCTTACGTGCGCCAACCACCCTGACGCGGTGAGGGGCTGCGGGACTGTCTCCGCTTCGTCCTGGAAGAACGCGAACGGGATCGAGTAGTCATCCCCTCGGTACACGTCGTCGATGTGGTGCGTGGCTGGCAGAGTCATCGGTCACCCTCCCGGGGTCGGACGGTCAACGCGACCGGGACGTTCGATTGGTCATGGTGCGGACGCGCGCCCGCTTTTTGGCCTTCTCAGCCGGCCGCTCCCAGTACGAAGACGTGAGAGCGGCCGAGCTGGAAGGGTCGGTGATCGTAGCGTTGGCGGTGCCACGCTCGGATGGGGTGTACGCCATGAGGGATCTCCCTACTAGACCGGAACCTTGGAGTCAGCGACGATCGCGGCGTAGGCCGTGATCTCCGCGCCCGTGAGCGGGGTGTCCTCGGGCGGGGACAGGATCGTCATGCTGTAGTAGATCGCGGACTCGATGGGGGTGTCCCGGTGAGCCTGGTTCCACTCCTTCATCCACTCGTACGCGTCCGTGAGCCACGTAGCGACGAGAGATTCGGGTGCGACTGTCGGACCCTCGAAGTACTTCCCGAACTCCATGATGGAGATGGGCTTACCCCAGGACGCCAGCTTCTCCATCATGGACGGTGCCGTGCCCGTACCGGATCCGCTGTTGCGGATGGTGAGCATCGTCTCGAGACTCATCGTGGATCCGGAGCCGGTGGCGATCGTCCCGTACGGGTCGATGCCGACGACGTCGATCAGGTCGAAGTCGAGCGCGCCTTCCCAGTCCCACGACGTCCGTCCCGATCGGGTGTCGAACGTCCACGGCCCCATGAGGCAGAACCCGGTGCGGAGCTCGGGTCGGTTCTTCGACTTGACGATCGTCGCGACCGCGTTCTGCAGCGCACCCCACTGCACGAGTGAGTACGAGCCGGGGATGTCGTTCTCCGGTTCGTGCCACGCCATGATGACGGCTTTGTGACCGTCGGGGATGGTATCCAGGAACGCCGAGAACGCGTTCTTCTGCGAGGTCGACGTCGGGAACGCGAGCAGATCCGGTTTCCACGACCAGTACGACTCACGGTTCGCTGCAACGTCGGACGCCGCGGCGGACGTGGCCCACGACGACGGGAGGGTCGTGTTGTAGGTGCGTCGAACCGTACCAAGCCCGATTGCGTCGTTGATCGAGTTGAACGTGGTCTCGTTGGACCCGATGACACCGATCTTCGGCTTCATCCAAGACCCGACGGTCGCGTTCGCCGTTCCACGCTGTGACTGGACGTATCCGAGTGCCGGTGTCTGGGTGTACTGGATGATGCGGGCCGGCGAGAGGCCGATAGTCTCCCATAGCGACGCCACGCGCTGATACACAGCCAGTTCGGTCCATCCCGACGGCGTGAGGACGGGCGCGGCGAGAGTCGCGTTCGCCTTGCCTCGCGCTGACGGGGTGTAGGGCGGTGCCGCTCCCGGATCGACAAGTGTGGCGTTCTCGACGCCACGGTCGGATGCGAGGTATGGCATGGCTTAGCTCGCCGGGAGCGCGGTGACTCCCACCGTGTATGAGCCCGACGGGAGGCCGATGATCGTGTAGGCGGTGCCGGTGACGCTCGCGTTGTCGACCGTGAACCCGGTTGACGCGTCCAGTCCGGGTGCGTGCTCAACCTGGTAGTGGTCCGCGAACGGGATGGACGCCCATGTCACGTCGATCTCGCCGTCGGAAGCGCCAGGGGTGGACGGGTTCTGCACGGTCACCGACACAACGGGCGTGCCGAGCGGAGTCGACGCCGGGGTGAACACGAGCATCCACACGAGCGAGCGGAGGTCCGCGATGTCCGAGACCCATGTGCCTGCGGCGAGGGAACCAGCGCCCGCTTCGACGTACGCCACGGCACCGTCACACGCACCGGTGCCGGACCCGAACGCCTGCGTGGTGCGTGTGGTTCCTGCGGGCGGTGTCCAGTTCGTGGGAGACGAGTTGCCGCGACCGAAGACACCGGTGAGCACCTGGCGGGTCGCGGGCAGCGTGGTCGTGATTCCCGTTCGGGTCGCGTTCTCAGTGTTGTCCGCGATCGGCGTGGGGACGGTCGGGCTGTCGGCCGCGCCGGTCAGAATGGTGATGAATCCGAACCCCTTTTGCGACGCGCCGAAGGGGATGTTGATGACGTCACCGATGTCGCCGGCCTGCAACACACGGGTGATGACACTGCATCGCAGGTTCCCCGAGTCTGCGGCCACGCGCACGTCCCAACCCGACGGGAGCGTCTGCGAGAACGACGTGCTCGTGGCGACACCGATCACAGCGAGGTCGCCCACCTCGGCGGTGACCGGGATGGTCAGGTTGATCGACGCGGCGTTGGGTGCGGATGAGCTCGAAGAATCGTGAGCCATGGGGGTTAGACCTCCGTGAGAATGTGGATCTGTCCCGGCTCGGGCGAGCTCGGTGCGACGGGACCGATGGTGACGAGGTACCCGTTGATGCGGGTCGCGCCCTTGTAGACGCCAAAGATGGTGGTGCGGACGCCGTCACGCTGGTCGGTGACCTCAGCGACCGGGACGGTGCTCGAGCGTGCTGTGTAGCCGGTCGCGTCCTTCGCCATGAACACCCGCCACCCGACAGTGTTCGACTTCGCGGGCATTCCGCGGAACTCGCCGTACTCGTTGATCCATGTGACGAGGTTCGACACGGACGCCCCGAACGCGCGGAACAGGATCTCGATTCGGTTCTTCCACGAGCCCGTCGACGTGTTGTCGTCGCGGATGTCGATTGTCAGTGCCGGGTTGTCGTTTGTCGGATCGGTGACGACGGTGTCGCGGACGGCCTTCACGTCGACGTCAGACTTGCGTGCGGCGTGACCGGACGCGGTCGGGGCGGGAACGACTGGTGGGGACGAGAACGTCTTGGTCCCGTCGATCGACTGGTTGCCGGTGAGTTTCACCACGACGCTGTCGTCGGCTTTCGCGGCGACCGAAGACGTCGATGCCTTCCCTGCGAGCGCCGCCGCGAGGTTGGCGTTGTCCGCGGGTGCGCCGGTCAGGTCACCGAACGATGACGCGCCGCCTGACGGGATGCCGAACAGGTTCGTCCATGTCGTCTCGGAGGGGTACTTCCACTGAACCCACCCGCCCGACTCGCGGAGCTGGGGCGCGTCGCCCTGGAATGGTCCGATGTTGATGAACCCGGTGTCACCGTTGACCCACAGGTCACCGTCGATGACGTACGCGTCGCCCATGGCGGCGTCGTCGGGAAGGTCGACCGGGTCGGGGAGCGTCGCGATGATGCGGACGCCCGCGCCCGCGGGGCCGGCGTTGCCCTGCAGGCCGCGCTCACCCGGTTCACCCTGCGGACCCTTGATGTTGCCGAGGTAGATCTTGGTCATGGCTGGTACCTCCAAAGGTCGCCGGTGACGGTGTCGATGCCGAGGTCGCCGTCAACGGCCCCCGGGGGGAAAGGAAGGTCGCCGGTCAAGTCCCACCAGAAGACGCCCCAGTCGCCGCCGACCCCGCCGCGGTTGTAGAGCAGTTCGGAGTATGTGATCGTGGCCTGGTCGGGTACCGTCACGCCGTAGCGGATGAGGTCTTCACCGTCGAGGTCTTGCTCGAGGTTCATCCACACCCCTTCGGGGGTGACGGGGACGACCCAAGGTGCACCGTTCTGGGACGGCACGCCGTCACGGACTCGAGCGGCCGACCACGCGGAAGTGACGTGCCCTTGTTCGTTGTCGAAAGCTCGGGACGCGGAGATCCGGATGAACCCGTTCGCGGGCTGTCCGGACGAGTCCAGAATCGGGGGGGTTCCGAGAACCGTGGGCATCACTTACCTCTGTTCGCTTCGGTGATCGCGGCGTTCAACGCGCGCAGACGGTCCCGGAACCAGTTCCGAGACGATGACGGGATGGGGTATCCGGACACGCTCTGCTGCGGCGTGCACCCGACAGTCACCCGCCCGGACTTGCCGAACTGGACTGACAAGATCCGGACGTCGTAAGTGCCGGCGGGGATACGCGGGTTCGGTCCGACCCTCACTCGGGCGTAGTCTCCCGGCCAGTACGTGCCGAGCGCGGGCGTCTTGTCGCGACGCACGGACAGTGTCCACGTTTCGAGGTGCCCGGAGCCGCGCGCGACGGATTCGTTCGCGTACGCCTGCAAGGTGGTGTCGAGGGTGATGCTGGAACGTGCGGTGACGGACTCAAGCAGCGGGAACCCTGCGTCGGTGAGTGCCGGGTTGTTGGCGATCGCTTCCATCCGCACAGACTCTTCGTCGTACGGCGGGTCAGCGATCCCCTCGGTTACCGACCATGCGAGCGTGTACAGGGTGTTCCCCGCGGCCCACTGGACGGTCGCCTGCGGGTAGATGAAAGGGGTGATCGTCGCCGCATCGGCGGGAGTTGTGAACGTCGCGGACACTCGCTGCCACGTGTTCGCGGGGAGTGACACCGTCGTGATGTCGAACCCACCGTCGATGAGCCCGCCGTCTTCATCACGAATCTGTGTCCGCAACCGCAACGCCTTGGCGACGTTCGCGCGCACCCACAGTGAGATGCGGTACGTCTCCCCCGGCTTCACCGCCACCCGGCCGGTGCCGTAGTACGCGCCACCCTGCCCGAGCCCCGAGTTGCCCGTCCATGTCGTGTACGTCCCCGTGGTCACCCCGGGCACCGGCGACGCGGAGTGGCGTGTCGCGCGCGTGAGGGTGCCGTTCGCGCCGCCCGCAACCCACGTGCCCACCTCTTCGCGGAGCGAACTGTTGGACATGAGGTTCCGGAGGGTCGCGCCAGTCTGGAAGTCGCGAGAGGTGAGCTTCGTTCCGTCGCGGTCGAGCGTTTCGACGCTGGCGTGCGCGTCCGGCACTGACACGTCCCAGTAGTGCGCTGTGCCCGATTGTGTGAGCTCGGGGTCGCCGGTGACGAGTTCCCAGCGGACGTGGCGGCGGTCCTCGGTGAACTTCGGGCGGAACCGGATCTCCGGGCCACCCTCAACATTGGTGAGGTCCGTGAGCGCTTCACCCACGGGCTTGAGGTTCGCGCCCGGGTACTCCCGCTCGTGCGTTCCGGTGTAGTCCGGCTCGTAGTCGATGGGGAGCCCGGAGTTCGGGTGTGCGCACGCTTGCTGCACCAGCCGCTTGACGATCGTCCGCAGGCTGAGCCCGGTCCACTTCGAGGTCACGTCGCGCGGCAATTGCCCTGCGGCGAGCACGGGGAGCACGTACCGGTGGTCGAAGTATGACCAAAGTCCGGACGCGACGATCCGCGACTTGTGAGGCCACGTCAGAGGGTCACCCCAGATCGGCCCCGCCTCTACGATGACGCCGTTCTCCACGATGCCGATGAAGTCGCGGCCGGGGATGAGTTCGTTCGGGAGGTCGACTGTCGCACCGGTGACCGGGTCGGTCATCGGCAGAGTCACGTCGATGTCCATGTCGCCGGCGGCGTTCAACGGCAGGATGGTGCTGTGTGACGATGCGGGGATCGCGCGGACGGTGATCTCCCCCGCGTCCTTCCCGCCGCCCGCGATGAGCCGCCCGCCAATGATGTAGCTGCTCACGTGGGCCTCCGTCTATCGGTTCGCGTCGGCGTCCTCAGCGAGCATCTGCAGGTATTCGCGGTACTGCTTCCGGGTGAGGCCGACAGCCACGCCCGTGTCCACGTCAGCGACGAACTGAGCACCCTTCGGGGTTGACCCGGCACCCCACTTGGTCAGCCACTCGTTGACGCCGGGGATCGCCATGATGCGCGCGAGGGTCGCGGCGACCACACCGATGACGCCGACCGCGGCGAGCCCCCACGCGTACCACTGGGGCGGGAGGACTTCCTGCAGCGCCTCGAGGAACTGGGGAGCGAACGTGTTTAGCGCGGGGATCGCGGCGGCGACCACGAGCACCGTGCCGGCGACCGCCTGCAGGAACGTGCGGATGGAACGCTGGAACGGGAACTGGATCGGGGTGCTCATCGCAGACCTTTCGGGTGACTATCGGGGAAGGTGTTCCGGCCAGGTCGGCGCGGGGGTACGTGGCATCTCTTCGTCGTGGATGTGGTCCCACAAGACGTGTGACCACGAGCGGTACGCGTTGCGGTCCCGCTCAAGCGCCTCGACGCGGGAGCTCAGGCGGACAATCTCTTGTCCCTGTGCGGTCGCGAGCGCGAGCGCCATGGTTCCGGCGTCGTTCTTCGTCTTGTTCCGCGACCCGACAAGGTGACCGATCGTCGCTGCGGCGGCGGTGACGAATGCGGCGAATACGACACCGAATGTTGTCCACACTGCGGCAGGCACGTCGGTCCAAAAGCTCTGGACTGGTTCGGGCATCACAGCGCCTTGAAGTTCTCGGTGTTGGCGCGGCGAAGCGCGGCGGTCATCTTCGGGCCGAGAGTGTCGTCCCCGACGTACCCCCACCGCTTCCGGAGCCAGTCGGAAACCGACTTGTACCCGGCGCTGCGGAGCCAGAGCGCGAACCCGGACTGGGAACCCGGACCCCACTTGTTGTCGATCGCGCCACGGTAGCCGCCGAGTCGAGCAATCTTCTGCAGCCCGCGAACGTCGCCTATGCGAGAGACGTTGGCGATGCTGACCTTCGGGTATGCGGTGGGCTTCGCGGTGGACTTCTTGACGGGGAAACCCTTGGCGTCCGACTTCGGCCCCCAAATCCCGTCAGCGGTGAGGCCGTTCGCCTTCTGCCACGACTTCACCTTCGCGGTCGTGGCAGGACCGTAGACTCCATCCGGGATCGCGCCGACAAGACGCTGGATGTCTTTCGTGGGCCGCTTGGTGAGGTTCCGCCCGACGGACAGGGCGGCGGGCGCGGGTGGTGCGATGCGCGCCGCGATCCACGGAATCGGGTCGACCGTGGTCATCTTCCCTGCGGTCCAGAACCGAATCTCCACGTGGTCGCAGTCGCCGGTCGCGTTGCCCGTCGAGCCCATAAGCCCGATGGTCTGTCCTTCAACGACGGTGTCACCGCGGCGCACGCTGATCGACTCCGCGTGCATCCGTACGATCGTGACCGACTGCCCACCGTCGACCGAATCAATCGCGATGCTGTACCCGGCCGCGTCGTTCAACCATCCCGCGAACGTCACCTTGCCGCCGAGGACGGCCTTGAGTTCCGTGTACCCGGTGCAGTCCGCGCCGTAGTGGAAGGAGAACGCCCCGCCGGTCCGGTACCCGTAGGCCGAACTGACGCGGGGACGTGTCGTACGGGAACCATTCGGCCAAACCGCCATGGGTCACACCCTTTCGTGCGAAAGCCCTCGGAGCACCGAGGGCAAGATTGTTCGTTCAGCGGGCGGTCTGCCACACGGTGAGGTCGCGGACGAACGGGCGGTGAGGTTCCCACACGTTGGCGTCAGACTTCACCCACGGGAGCACGTCGTCCCACTCGGTGCCGGCGTCGTTCTTCACCCGCCCACCACCGAGGGTGTAGTCCGTCGACACGGCCGACCACGCCCCCCATCCGACGGCGTTACGGCCGCGGGACCGTGCACGGTACGGCGTGCCGGGGACGAGCCCTGAGAACGTGGACGTACCGCTGGACGTGACGGTCTGCAGATTCTGGGTGAATGCGGCATCGGTCGCGATCTGCGCCTGCCACTCGAGGATCGGTGACCCGCCCGTTCCGGCGCTGCTGAACCGGTAGCGGAGGCTGGTCGGGGCGTGCTCATCGAATCCGAGCGGTGTCGGCGCTGGCGGGGTCCACGGGATCACCAGCGAACCCGAGCCGGACGCGGCTGGGAAGGATGAGGAATGTCCCTCGAAGTACAGGCCGAAGTTGATCGTCTTCTGCGCGGACATCGGGACGATGTTGTCGCCCTCGACCATCGTGCGCGACGAGTAGTTCCGCCAGTCGTACGTCGCCGTGAGCGGGTACTGGTCACCGTCGACGGTCGCGCGGAACAGTTTCCCGCCAGACAGTAGGAACGAACCGCTTGCCGCTGAGATGTGCCTGTCGATCCAGTACCGAAAGTGAACCTTGGCCCACGCTGAACCGACGTTGTACTCCGACACGACAGCCGACATCCTGTGGGTGTAGTTCCCGTTGGGTGCGACGTTGATCTGTGCCATGGAGTCCCCCGGTCAGATTTTCTGCAGGTAGATGTCGCCGGGGTCGCCCATGCCGTTGTCGGGTGCCGCGGTTCCGGACGAGATCCCAGCGGCCGCGCGCGCTGCCGCTTTCCCCGAGGGCGTGCCGACTGACAGTCCGGTCACCGGCGCGATGTTCGTGAGGGTGAGGTTGTCGGTGCGGGTCGCGTTCGCGGGGATCGTGACGCGCGCGAGCTCGAGCGCGCCGACCGGGATGGTCGGGAGCGTCGGAGTGGCTGCGGGTGCGCCTACGGCGACGGTGACGTACGCGCGCACGTCTGTCGTCGCACCGTCGATCACCGGGTCGGGCTGGAAGAGGTAGATCCGGTCGATGCGAGGGTTGGTGCCGTTCGCGGCGTCAGTGGTGACGTTCACCGTGGCGTTCGCGGCGACAGGGTACGCGCCCTGCCCGGGTCGGGTGAGGATCGCCCCACCACCGGTCACGTCGAACGACATGTTGGCCTTGCCGGTGACCGCGAACTGGTCAGCGGCGAGCCTGCCCGGGATGGGCACGCCCGGGGCTGACTGCTGGAACCATGTCGCGAGGATGATCCGGAACGCGAGCGCGGGGGTTCCGTCGCCGGCGCTGTTCTTGTTGATCGCCAGGCCCGGGTTGATGTAGGTGGTCCCCATGAGGGTGTGGTTCCTTTCTGGCTACCACCACGCGCCGTTGGCGTGGGTGACGGTCAACTGCGCTCCGGGTGTCGGGTTCACGGGCGAGAACAGGTACCCCCGCTGTCCTTCGGCGGGGACGTACGCCCAGTCCGCTTGTGTCAAGTTCTGCGACACGTCGGCACCGTCAAGGACCGCGCGGCCACCGGCGTACGGTGAGAGGATGAGCGTCTGCCCAACCTCGATGGGCGCGTCGTACTCGATTACGTGCGCGTCGCTGGTAATCGTGAACGAGTCCATGCCGCCGGCGATCGTGAATGATTCGGGCAGGAACGGGGCGGTGCCTTCGTTGATGATGTTGAACCCGCCCGGGAACGTGACCGAAGACACTGCCCCGAAGTCGAGAACGTCGTCAACGATGGGGTACTCGAGTCCGCCTGTCACACCGATCTCGGCGGTGATGGGAACATCCCTCACCGTTCCGTAACGGCGCGGGTCAGCGGACCATGCGGTGAACTGGATCTCCGTCAACCGGAGGTCGCGGCGGTTCGGGATCACCCGGACGCTGCCACGCACCTTCGCACGCCGCAGCCACCTCCACCGGCCTGCATGGAACACCCGGAACTCGAGGTCGGTCATCTTCGCGAGCGACGCCGCCCAGTCGCGGACGTCCGTGTCGGCCCATTCAGGCGACGAGGACTCCACGACGAGGGCTACGTTGACACGCTTCGGACCGACCGAGACGGTCACGGGGTCGAACGCGCCGTCCACACCATCCGAGGTTTCATCCTCGTACAGCGTTTCCGCCGAGTCCCACCAACCGTCTAGACCGTCCCGGGCGATCCACGCGTTGCCGTTCGCTGCACCGTCAAACCGACGCCCGCCGACATCGAGTGTCAGAGCGCCCATTGAAGCTCCCTCACGAGGTTGTCGCGCTGCTCCTGCGGGGTCTCCCCCGGAAGCAACGGCTGAGTGACGTGGATCGTGTTACCGAGCCCGACGCGCCCTGACGGACTGGATGCCGAACCGAACGGGTCGAAGTTCATCGCCGCGATCGCGGAACGCTCGATGACACCGGCGTTCTTGTCGATACCGCGCGCGATACCGGCAGGGAGCCAGTGCCCGACCTGCTTCTCCCACTTCTTGGACGGCGACTGGATGCCGAGGTGCGAGTTGACCTTGACCATCGCGCCGTCAGCGGCACGGATAGCGGACGACGCGACCTTCCAAGCCGCCCGGTCGATACCACGGGCCATACCGGCGATCATGTTCTCGCCGGTCGGGACGAGAAGGTTCGGGTCGAACCGGTTGACGATGCCCTCACCGACACCTGTGATGGTGGTGTCAAGCGCCGGCATCCCGGAGACCATGCCCGAGCCGATCCCGCCGACGATGCCCTCACCGGTGGTGGTGGCGGCGTCCGCGACGGCAATGCCGATCTCTGCAAGGTTGCTCTGGACGGCCTCCACGACCTCGGGCGGCATGCCCGTGTCGAGGAACGACTGCCACATCGCGGCACCCGCCGACGGCGACTGCGCGAACGCGGTCTGAATCTGCGAGGTGTACGCGTTGAGCAGATCCTTCGACATCGTGGTTCCCCACGACTGCACGAACAGATCCGCACCCTGAGTGCCGAGCCCGCTGAACTGCTGCATGAGCCCGCCGAACCACGACCCGGAGGTCATGGCTTCGTTCGCCTTCTCCGGGATCTTGGAGAAGTCGAACCACTTCGAGGGATCAAGGAGCGACTGCGGGTTGAACAGGTTCGGGACGTTGCTGATGAACCCCATGGCCTGCATGAGCCCAGAGATCGCGTCGACCAGGAATCCGAGCACCTGAGCCAGAGGCTCGAGCACAGGGATGAGCCGGTCGAGCGTCGACGCCAGCACAGGACCGAGACTGGTCACGAACAGGGCGATGTGTGGCATGAGCAAGACGAGCGCGTCAGCGAGTTCCTGCAGCGCGACTTGCAACGCCGGGGTGACTGCCCCGACGAACGATTCGAGCGCGGGGCCAAGGACGGACGCGACATCACCGACCGCTGTTGACAGTCCGGGGAGGACATCTTCGACGGCTCCGATGAGCAGATCGAGTCCGGGCATGAGCGCTGCGAACGCGTCCGCCGCCGTCGGCAGCAGGTTCCCGGCGAGGTCGCCCAGCAGACCCAGGAAGTTCCCGAACGTGGATGCGATGGGGCCGAGCGCGGGCGTGATACCCGCGAGCGCCGTCTCGAGTCCTGCGGAGAACCCGTCGAGTCCGATCGCGACGTTCTCGTTGTTGAGTGCCCGGAACGCCTCATCGAAGATCCCACCAAGGAACCCACCGACCGAGCCCACGAACCGCTCGAACTCTGCCGGCATGTCCTCGATCAGTCGACCGAGGGACTTGATCGCCTCACCGAACGCGTCCATCGCGACGTACGAGCCGCGGAAGATCGCAGCGAGTCCACGCTGGAAGTCGGCACCGTTGACGACCTCACGCCACTTGAGCATGAGCTGGCCGAAGCCCTCGAGGCCACCGGACCCGGCTTGGTCGGCGGCACGCCAGATCCCGGCGAGCACGCCCGCGAAGCCACGGGTGGCGTCCCACAGGTCGTACATCGAGTCGATCGCGGTTTCCATCCACCGGTCGAGCCGACGGTCGGTGGCGATCGCGGTGAGCCACGCGTCGAACGTGTTCGCCTGACGCACGAACCAGCCCGCAAGACGGGGGGTGTACTTCGCGGCGATCTCCGACAGGGACACGAGCGCGCCAGCGAACCCGGACGCACCGGATCCGAGCACACGCCAACCCTCAGCGATGCCCGCGAAGATGCCCTCGAGCCTGCCGCCGGCGAGTTCCTGACCGAACGCCTTCGCGAGCGCACCGGTGAACTCACCGACGCCCTGCGCGAGCTGACGGAACGAGTTCCGGAGCTGGGGCATGAGGCCGCGCACCATGTCGATGATCGGCTTGCGCGCGTTGTCCCAGAACGTGGTGCGGATGATCGCGCCGAGTTCGTTCATGTCGCCCGACAGCGCACCGAGTTCTTCCCTCGAGTGCTTGAGAGCGACGATGAGGACGGTGAGCGACCCGATCGCGTTCAGGATGAGTCCGGGGACCACTAGGAACGCTGGCAGGATCGTGAAGAGTCCCTGACCGATGCCGACAAGCCCGGACGTCGCGCCGGCGAGCGCCGCGATGAAAGCGGTGATCCCGGAGGTCCAGTTCAGGATCGTCGGAAGCGTCTTGTCGAGCCGACCCATCTTCTCGATGAGCTCGTCGATCCACTTCCACGTCAGGCGGGCACCCGACAGCGCCGCGAGGGTCGCGACAGCCTTCGTGAGCGATGCCTTGTTGATGCGGACGAAGATGTCCACGAAGCGGGGTCGGGTCGTGTACCGGAGTTGTGCGGTGGCCGCGGCGGTGTGCGCGGCGACACCGATGTGGACGGTGTCTTCGGCCCGGTCGACCATGCGCTTCACCTGGCGGGCGAAGACTTCCTGGTCCCTCTTGTGGATCCCCGGCTTGATCCAGACGCGCACGTCGCCCATGGCGTCGAACTGCGCCTGGATCGACTTCCGCAGCTTGCCGCGGCGGATCTTCGCGCCGTCGATGGTGACTTGCACGTTCGAGTCAGCCGCGACGTCGTCGAGGGTGGCGAGTTGCCGTCGGATCGACTCCCGGATGCGGGTCTTGTCGAGCTTGACCCGGTTGATCGTGACCGCGGCGTCCGTGGTGCGGGCGATGACCTCGAGTTGCCGCTTGAGATCCTTCCGGAACCCGCGAGTGTCGGGCACAACCCGGATGGACACACGGCCGACGTTCTTCCCCGGGTTGAAAGACACGAGTTACCCCCCGTTGATCGCCGCCATGAACTGCGCTTCGTGCTTGACCCACTCAGCGATCGTCGGGAACGTCATCGGTTCCGGTTCCTCGTCCTCGCCGGGGGCTCGGATGAGCAACGACTTGACGTCGACGTCCTTGGACAGTCCGCCGACGAGGGATGCGATGAGGTTGTGCTGAGACGCGAGAATGGATGTGTTGACGTCCCACCCCATCCACCCGATGTGGCCCTGCTCGATCGCGAAGACACGCGACTGCGGCATGAGCAAGAGGTGGTTGATGAGCCGGTTGACGTGGTGGGCGGACACGAGGCCCGCCCCCACGTCGTCGATGTTGATGTGGAAGAAGTGCGCCAGGTCGGCGCGGAGGGCTCCTAGGCCGTCGTACTGGTCGACGTAATCTAGGAGCCTGTCGATTCCCCCAAGGCGTCCTGGTACCGGTTCAGGATCGCGAAGAACACGTCGTAGTCCTTGCCACGGGACCACTCGATGTAGGCGTCGCGGTCGATCGCGACGGACTCGGCCCACTCGTCGATGTCGCCGCACATCTGGTCGATGTGCTTGACGCGGTCGATCATCTCGGGGTCGATGCTGTTCTTGTCGACCTCGAGTTCCCCGCCCTCGGTGTCGCCGGCGTCGATGCCGTCGAAAACGCCGGATGCGGCGACGTCGAGCAGAAGCGAGCGGAAGCGTGCCTTGTCACGGAACCGCAGACGGTACGGGGGAACGAGCTCGGGCATGTCCGCGAGGATCGCGTCCTGCTCGAGCCGCGCTTCGTGCTGCGCCTTCTGCGACTGCTTGTGATCTTGCGGCTTGGTGCCGCGTGCCGTTTCGGCCATGGTGTGCAGACCCTTTCGTGGTGTTCGCAGACCTGGTGGAGATGGGAAGGGTGATGCCCCGGGCGGGTCTGCGAAACTGCACCCGGGGCATCAGTCGGTTGGCCCTTACGGGGTCGGGTCGACGAGGCCGGTCTTGAAGATTTGGAAGAGGCCGGCGCGTCCACCGATCGCGGGGATGACGGCGTTGTCGGCGGACTGGATCTTGGCCGCGAGGGGCAGCTCGAAGAACTGCGTCGGGTCGACCGTGGGCGCGTCACCGAGGGTGACGACGGTGTTGGGGATCCAGAAGCCGAGGGCACCGGTCGTGTCCTGGAAGTACAGGAACAGTGCACGCTCGACGGGCGACGGGGTGGCGACGGTGTACCCGCCGGTGCCGGCGTCGAAGTCACCGTTGAACGCGAGCGCCAGGTTCTCGACGTCGAACTGCAGCGCGGGGATGTTCACACCCCACGACGTCTCGGACGTGGTGGTGCGGACGGAGTCGGCCAGGAACGTCGCGACGGACTCCTGCTCGCCACCTTCCTTCGTGAACGCGATCGTGTTCGCCTTCGAGGTGTGGCCCAGGTTGGTCCATCCGGACGGCGCGGAACCCGTGAGGGTGAACGCGGTCAGCGGCGTGGCGGGCGGGTCGGTGTTCTTGGTCGCGGTGAAAACGGTCCCGTGGCCCGGGATCACCAGCGCGGATGCGTCAACAGACACGGTTCCTCCTGTGTAGGTTTCGCAGACCCACGCCCCCGGATGGGGCATGCAGAAGGTGAGTTAGATGTTGCGGATGGACAGCTCGAACGAGCCGACGTACTGTGTGACGGTCTTGTTGTTCAGGGCGACGTCTTGCCCGACTCGGGTGAACGCCTGAACGTCCTCCACGTCAACGACAGCGGCGAGGCCCATCACGAAACCGTCGACGCCCATCCCGTTCCCCCACCCGTGAACGCCGGCGTAGACGTCCTTGACTGTCTGGAACGTGGTCGTGGTGACCTCGAGGTAGAGAGTGAGTGTGAGGTTCACCGTCCACAGTCCGGGTCCGTTCGCGTTCTGCGACAGGATCGAGTTGTGGCTGATGAAGGGAATCTGGTCGCCGGCGTCGGGGCCGAGGTCGGCACCCACGGTCAGACCGGAAACACTGAGGTTGGAGATGAGGGTCTGGAAGAACTCGTCGGCGTCGATCAGTTCGTTCATATGAGCGCCGCCCTCATTCCGTCTCGCATGATGTGAAGCCCGGGAACCCACTTGACCCGGCGGGCACCCTTGACGCGGATGAGGTGCCCGTACTCGATCGCTGCGGCACCGGGGTCGTCTGCGACGACAAGCCGGTCGTCCACGAGCCGCCCCGTGCCGAGCCGTCCTGGGACAGTGACGATGCCGAGGTGCGACTGGTACGCGCCGGTGTCGGTGTGGCGCGCGGCGGCGGCTCGAACCGAGTTGAGAACGCGGTGCGCGCCTTCGTCCATCGCATGGGTTTTCCCGGCGATGATCGACACTGTGCGGACGTGGTCTGACCGGATGAACACCCGCCCCATGGGTTACGCCTCCGGGTCTGCGCCTGTGCGGCGAACGGTGACCCGCCAGTGCTGCGTGCGGGGGCTCATGTTGAAGTGTTGGGGTGCGCCGATCGTCTCGTACGCGGATCCCTCCCAGTAGACGATGGAGTATTCGTCGCCCGACCACTCGCGGGACAGGATGACGCGGAGGTCAAGGATCTGCAGGCCCGCACCGGACTCTTCCTCTGCCGACGACCAGTCGCGCGCGGGTTGTACCGCACACGCGTGGTCGACGCGAGGGCCATTGTCGGTCCAGTACCGTCGCCCACCGGAGTCGCGGGCCTCAACTCGGTTCTGCACCTGGACGACGTGCGGCGCTTTCCGGTCGAGAAGGCTCACGACACGAACCCCGGACTGAGGCGCGACACGGACGCGGTGCCGAGCACCGTCCCACCATTGAGGCCGATCCCTGTGAGGTCGCGGGCGTCATCGTCGGTGAACCAGAGCGTGCCGGATGCGACCGCGGCGCTGAGGTTGTACTGGTAGCCACCCTCCTGCTCGCTGCGGTACCCTTCCGGGTTGCGGAGCACACGGGTAGCGACCCGGCACACGACCGCTTCGTACAGGCGGGTCTTGAGCGCTCCGGAGGCGAGGCGCGCCGACACGACCGCACCCCAGCGGGCTTCGATCTTGTCGACGGCCTCGTCAAGCCGACCCTGCACGAAGTCGTTGCTGAACGAGGACGTGTCGCCCTCGTAGTGCTTGGCGAGCACGCTGCGGTTGACGTCGGGCAGGGCCATGACTCACTCCTTGGCTTCGATGAGCGCCTGGATCTCGGCTTCGGTGGTTTCCGGGCCGATCTCGATGCCGAGTTCGACGGCCTTGGCGGTCAAGGCCGCTCGAGGGTCTTCGGACACCGGTGGGGTGTCGTCGTTCTTGACGCTCTTCCGTCCGCGTGTGGTCTTGACCGGTTCTGGCTGTTCGGCCGGCGCGGGTTCGGGTTCGGGTTCCGCTTCATCGCGGAGTACGTCGGGGTTGGTGACGATGTCGACGGCCCACTCGGGGAGCGTGTCCCCGGGGCTGAGGGTGACGATGTCGCGGGTGTCGGGGTGGAGTACGTGGACGATTCCTGTGAGGATCGGCAT